GGTGATTTGAATTTTAGTGAAATCAACAATGTTAGTGATAATTTATTAGATACATTGCCATTAAGTGGTGGGAATACAGATTCTTTGAGTTCTAATAATTTTACAGATACACCATTATTTGAAGTTGGTACTTCGTTAGATTCAATGGGTGGTGGTATGGAATCCGTTAATTTAGATTCAATGGTTGGTGGTATGGAATCTGTTAATTTAGATTCAACTGCTAAAACTAGTTCTGGTATGGAATCAACTGATTTAAGTGGTGGGAATGTGGAATTAGGTGAACCAATGATTGATATAAGTGATTTAACGGAAGTTAAATTTTAGGTAATTAATTTAATTGGGTGTATGGATTTTTTCTGTAACTATTTTTTGTAAGAAAACTACAATACATCATACTTACTAATGACATTACACAAATAAAATAATAGAAGAATGCCACACTATCAATAATCCAAAATAGTAGTGGTGGTACAAATAATAATACATTAATAATGGTAATTATGAGTGTTTTTTCTCTATATTTGTATGTATGGTTAATGAGTATGCCATCATCATTAATATCTTTATAATTATCGAAATATTTGTCTAATATTTTTTTTGTATTGTATGAAATGTATAAATTACATGATACCACTATAAATAACAAAGACATTATCAAAAATACATTAAATACATTACATACATACTTAAATTCATTATTGCTAATACAATTACTATTATTGTAAAAACATTGTGTATTTGGATTACACGCGCCAGTAATATTTGAGGTACTATTAGATATATTACACCAACGACATAAAGGATTTTTTATACAATTTAGTGTATTACTATGGTCATTACAACTCGTATACATTTTTCCATAACTGTTAGAAATAAACGATATAAATAATAAAATAGGGAAATACATGTATTGAAATATATCACTTAAACTTTAAATGAATTAATATTAGTTTTATTAATATGAGTGTCTATGTTCTAATTTCAAATACACTCGGTGGCAACCATGCCATAAATGGTAATAAATCCGTCCCAGCTGGTAAATACCACAATTTGTGATGAGTATCCCATTTTAGTCCTTTATCTCTTGCTAGTTTTTTATTTGTTGTTTCATCACTTGTTATCCAATCGGGTAGTTTATGATGTGTGCCATAAAGCAAGTTTTCCATTGGTTGCATGCGATCTGGTTTGATGTTTTTGTATACTATACGATGTCTTTTATAGTTGTATGATTTTTGTAAATATACTTTGGTATCTAATATTAATGGTTCTTTAAAACTATTTATATCTGGTTTTTTATATTTTCCTACACTAATTTTTTTGTTATTTGGTAAATCTAAAAATACACGATCATAGTTTTTACATTTATTAAGTCTATATTTTCGCAAATTTGCTGCTAAATTATTTATTTTTTGAATATCTTTTTGTGGAACATTAGTCTTTGGAATCATTGTTGTGTTACGTCTTTTTCGATCAATACCATGTTCTACTACTTTATAATCTATTGGAGATTCTATCAAATTATGCGAACATGACCAACCAATTTTTTGTACCCTCGGTCGGCGCACCCCATCAGTGCCCTCGCCCCACACAATCTTCTTGAAAGGCGAACCTAATATATCCCCATATTTATTTACAATATTATGAGTAGTCGCATTTATATAAAATTCTCTAAATAAACAATCAATATGATAATATTTATTTTTTAAATTTGATTCATGTGTCCAATAGCGTTGGACATCTCTGTCAGACTCCTCTCCGCCCAAACCACTTCCACTAATATCAACTATACGTGTCGTTCCTATATTGATTTGGTGTCTGCAATGTTTACATCTTGTACTACTTTTAGAAGCAACATCTACATTCCATTTAGCACATTTTTTGTGACCTTCTCCATTAATATATTCTAAATCAGTCCGATTATAGCCATAATTGTGTTTATTATGGTCAGGACCATATTTTGTTCCTTCAACACCATCCCTGGCCAAACGTCTTGCAGCAACTCTACTTGACACACATGTCCACTTACCATCTTTCCAACATCCAGGTCTCCATTCTTCAACTCCACTTACTTGATCACATTTATAATTGAAATGTTTTATTTCTTTTGGACTTAATTCATTTATTACATTTTCCATTATATGCTCTGCTAATCCGTCATTGTATAATTCATACGACATTACTTTTAATACATTTGGGTTATGTTTTACTAGATTAAAATAGTGTTCAATTAAATACTTCCATAATTTTGATTCTGTATCAACCATTAGTAAATCACATATTTTTATTAAGGTTATAAATCTTTCTTTAGATTTACCAATAGACTTATATAATTTTGAGGATACTTTGGATGATATAGATGGGTCTAGAAGAGAGTTCAAAAGAATAAAATCATCTATTGTGGCAATTTCGTCTGTAATAAGTTTATTTACGAGTACATTATCTAATGGTGAAGATGCATTATTTATAGTTCCAACATCTTTTGGAATACTTTTAAAGAATGGAAAATGTTTCAAATTATTGTAATCAAACTTAACATTGTATAATTGTGGTGCTAACTTAAGTTTAGATGATACCTTTTTCCAATTCTGTTTTGCCTTGTGTGTTCCTTTAATTGATTTACTGATTTTATCCCATTGTTTCTTTATTTTAGACCATTTTTTATATTTTTCGCGTGTTATTTTCCAATTCTTTTTTGCCTTTAATGATTTTTTAGTTCTATTAATAGCATTGAACCATTGACTTTGTGCTTTTTCTTTCATCCATCTTGCTGCAGAAAGACGGAATTTTTCGTTGGCCTTTGCATCTTCACTTTTTCTAAGTTCATCATTATATACATAGTCATTGGCATCTTCATTCCATTCATATCCATCTTTCTTTCTTTTACCATATTCTGGACGACAACTCTGCGTGTTAGCATCATCATCCCAATCCCATTTACAAATTGGCCAAGTCTGGTATATAGCACATTCTTTCTTAGTTTGTTTACTTTCACATCGTTTGCTAGACATTATCTTTTCTTCTTTTTTTCGGTCTTCTTCATCTTGTTTAACACAAAACCCTTTTCGTCTAGATTTACCAGGAACTGTTCTTAATTCCCAATCACATTCAGATTTCTGAATACAATCTTTTTTTTTTTGAATAGTAGCACAAGACATTATAATAATAATATATAAAAAAATATAAATAAATATAAAAATACAAAGAAATCAATATGATATATTCAATAATGTTTTATTCGCATGAATATTAGCATTTTTAATATGTGTTCTAAAATTAGACGCATTTATAGTTTGTTTGCTCAAATAAGTACATTTTGTAAAATAGTATTTGTTTGATTCGCTTTCTTGTTTTGTTACAATGTATATTTTGTCATTTGTTTCAAACATTATTATTTATACTATACAAATAAATCTTAAATAGTTTTATTCTTTATTTTGTTACAACAACTAATTTTCCAGTTATTGGATGAATCATTTGTCCCTTTCTATTTATGCTTTCACCTTCATCAAATCCAGTATCTTCATCATATTCTTCACTCCAAGGAAACATAACAAGTCCTTTTTTACCATTATATTCCACAACTAACCAAGCATCAAATTCTGAGGCACTATACCCACCAGAATTATCGGTAATTACATCATTAACATTAAATTTCTTATGATCGTTGTACCAGTTTGCGCTGTCATTATTCATTAATGTTTGTTTCTTATCTTTTTGTTTTCCAGTTCCAAACCCAATATCATTATATTGGACTTTCATATCATTAGGTACAATTTGTTTTGTAATTATATCAAATGAAATAAATTTTTTGGCCAATGGTGTTGAAACCTGTTTTGATTTTTCTACACCTGGAAAGAAAGGTTTCACAAATCCTTCACTAAATAAGTGTGTTAAATAGGATACACTGTGTATTTTATTTATAACACCAGTGTTTTTAGCTTTCATAGATTTAGCAGCTTTAGAGGTTTTTTTGGGGAGCGGTGTTTTAACTACAAATTTACGTTTTGAACCTTTTGTTACTGTCGGTTTAGGTGTAGGTTTAGGTGTAGTTTTCTTAGATTTACATTTTCCTCTTTTTCGTCCAGCCATTTTATTAGCAGGTTCCCATTCGCATGAATCACTTTGCTTACAAAGACGCATGTTTTTTTTTGAACATCCTGTCATATTTATAATATTACTATATATTTTATATATCAATGATTCGTTAAATTCTAAAAATTAATAAATGTTATTAAATCAAATGTTTAGTATTTGTAGTATGTTACCGAAAGAGATGAATATAGCATGTCCAAAAAAAGAAAAGGTAAAAACTGTAGATGAATTATTATCATCTAAAAAATCAAAAGATGAAAATGAAAAAATTGTATCAAGTGTTACCAAGTTAGATAAAACACAATATATAGCAGAATCTAATATTTACGATGATTTAGAGGTATTTAGTGGAAATGCTAATAAAGATGAATCTATTTTTAATGTTATAAATAAAACGCAAACATTATTTGGAAATATTTTTATAAAAAATATGTTAGAAACACCAACTAAAGATATTGATGTATTGAAAAATAGACAAAATATATTGAATAAATTTACACCAGAACTTATAAAAAAAATAGATGACAAATTATTAATATTGAAAGAATTAGAAGAAGATGTATTATGGATATTACGAGAAAAAAATCCAGAAGAATTAAAAATAATTGATAGTGTTTATTTCACGAATAAATATCTAACAATGTTGAATTCAAACGAAGATATTTTATCATTGTATTCAATGTTTACAATATTTTTCGCACCATTATATGGAATATTATCACCATTAATATTTTTCGTATTACCATATTTGTATTTGTATTTCTTTGCTGGGATAAAATTTAGTTTAAAGGCCTATTTTGAGATATTTAAGGTAAGTATATTAGGTGGATTTAATATTATGTCATCAAGTAAAAATTCTAATTTAACTAAATATTTTTCAGTAGTATTATCGATAATAATTTATTTTCAAAATTTTATGAATACAATCAAAGTGGCTAATAATAATTACAACATTATAAATATTTTACATTCAAAACTTAATAAGTTACACACGTTTATGGCAGAAAGTAAAGACTTATTGAAAATAACTAAAGATTTATTTAAACGCGATGATGTGAATGATATTGATACAAAGTTGAATAACAATTTGTTTAAATCGCAACCAACATTATTATCAAATAAAGGTAAAATTTTGGTATGTTATAAAGAAGTTGAAAAAATAGATATAGATAAATACAAGTTGTATTTTACACATGTTGGGGAAATAGATAGTTATTTATCTATTGTGAAACTTGTAAATGATTTTAAAGATAAAAACTATAATATATGTTATACAAGATATGATAATAGTGTAACACCTATATTAAATTTTAAGGATTTGTGGCACCCTTATTTATCAACAAATAGTTCTAAACAAATTGTATCCAATTCAATTAATATAGGTGGTAAAAATCCAAATAATATAATATTAACTGGACCTAATGCAGGTGGGAAATCTACATTTATTAAAGCTATAAGTTTGTCTTTGTTATTTTCGCAAACATTGGGTATATCATTTTCGAAAGAAGCTAAAATATCACCAATGTCCTTGATAAACACATATTTAAATATACCAGATTGTAAAAACAAAGAATCATTGTTTGAAGCGGAAATGCATCGATCACGAGACTATTTGAATAAATTAAAAGAGCTTGGAGAAAAAGATTTTTCTTTTATAGTTATGGATGAAATATTTAGTAGTACAAATCCAGAAGAAGGAATATCTGGTGCATATGCGATATGTAATAAATTATCTGAATATAAGAATTCCGTGGCATTGATTACTACACATTTTTCATATTTAACAAAATTAGAAAATACTGAAAAATTCAAAAACTATAAAATACCAATAGTAAGAAATGATGTTAATGAAATAGAATATCCATATAAATTAGAAGATGGTGCCTCAACTCAACATATTGCATTAGAACTACTAAAAACAAAAGGATTTGATCAAGAACTAGTCGATAATGCTATATCCATATGTAATAGTTTGAAAGAATCAGATGTATCTAATTCTGAAGATGGTTCTAAATCTGATGAAGATGGTTCTAAATCTGATGAAGATGGTTCTAAATCTGATGAAGATGGTTCTAAATCTGATGAAGATGGTTCTAAATCTGATGAAGATGGTTCTAAATCTGATGAAGATGGTAAATATTTATAATTTGAATTTTAACATTTTGTTACGAATGATTGATTTCATACATAAATCTCGTATTTTATTATCAGATTTATTACCTATCCAATTAATAGATTGTAATACTCGGTCCTTTTCTTTTTTTAATAGTTCCGAACCTTTGGTGGCATTTTTTAATCCCAATAATTTGAATATTTTATCTCCATTATTATCTTTTAATGGAATTCCATTTTCATCTTCTAAAAGCATGATATTTTTTTCATCTAACCAATTTAGAACTATATTATTGTCAAAACAAGTATTTACCATTTCTTCTATATTAGAAATATCTCCAGACGTTAATGAATTAGTATTATAATTATTTAATGATGTTCCATCGATATATTCTTTCATAATTATTAATTTAGGACCATCTTCTTCACATACAAAAATATCATGTATTTTAGGAATAATATTTAGGTTACTACCCAATATATATATCTCTAATTCATCTTTAATCATTTCAAATTGATATTTATATACTCTATCTAATTCTAATACCTTTACAAAATATTTATCAGTTCCCTTTTTGATTTCATAATTTTTAGATTTATCATTCCATGAATCATTGTCTAAGATTTCAGTTTGTCCATTGTATAATCCAGAACAACCTGATAAATTATCTAAAGTTGTTAAATTATTTGTACTTTTGAATTTTTTAATTTCTTCTTTAATATCTTTCAAGGTAACTTTACTGTTTTCATTATCACTATTCATTAATGATTTTAAATTATCTATAATAATAAATTCACCTTCGATTTCCGATTTAGAATTAAGTTCAGACTCAAATACTTCTAATTGTTCATTATCCATTGTTTTAATTCTTTCTAATTCTTTATTATAAATTTTTATTAATTTTTTGAAATCAATAAATGTTTTGTATTTTTTTGAACATCTACTCATTTGTTTTTTACATTTTTTATGGGTACAATTATTAAGATTTCTTTTTTTAGAATTTTTACTATTAACCCTATTATTACTATTAATCCTATTATTACCATTAACCCTATTATTTAATGTTTTTTTCTTAGATACATTACTTTTATAATTATTCATATAATATAAACAAATAAAATAGTTATATAAAGAATTATTTATACTATAATAAATTATGAAGATTAATTTTATAATAAACGAACAAGATATAAATTCTAATAATGATGCTTCAGTTATTACATTTATGTTTAAGAAAATAAAAGATTCAATTGAAATTAAACATGTGAATTGTAATAATTATAAATGTGAAAACGCCTCAATCAATATATTTTTTGGTTGTGTTAATAATTTATTGTTACCTTATTCAAAATATAATGTATTGATTCCAAATCAACACAGTTTTTTGAAAGAATGGGTTAATTATTTACATAAGTTTGATTTAATATTAGCAAAAACAAACTATATTCAAGAAATATTTAAAACATATGTTGAATCAGATAAAATAAAGTATATTGGTTGGAGAAGTACAGATTTTAAAAATAGTATAGAAAAAGAATATGATGAGTATTTGTTGTATTGTTGTGATACTAAATATACAGATTACAAAAAAATTATAGATAATTGGGACCCATCCTTTCCGAAATTAAATATTGTCAACGGATATTTGTTTAATATAAAGAAAACACAAGAAAATCTAAATTATTGTAATAAATTGGGCGAAACTGAATTTGAGAATTTGTTTAATCAATGTGGAATTCATATTTGTTTGAATAACATAGATAGTTTTAGTTATAATATAAACCAATGTTGCCTTTCTAAATCAATCCCAATAATAATTAATAGTGGTCCTATGAGAGAGATTGTATCCGAAGATGATTGTTTTAAAGTAAAAGGTAAAAAGAAGAAATTAAATCACTATTTAGGATCTAAATATGATTATGATCCATTAGAATTTAAAGACGTTATATCTAAAATAATGAAAACAAATTATACAATATTAGACTCTATGGGTGATAATTTAAGAAAAAATGCATTAAAGAATCATGCAATGAATGATGGTTTATTCAAGGATATTATGACATCTCAATTAAAATTGGTAAGAAACAAGGGTAAAAATATAGTAAACGAGATATCTGAAAATGAATTACCAAATGTAACATGTATAACATTAAGTCATAATAGGAAACATATGTTTAAATTGGCTATTTATAATTATAATACATCAACATATCCAAAAGATAAAATAGAGTGGTTAATTTATGATACGAGCAATGAAGAAGAAAAAATAGAAAATTTATTACCAAATAAAGATGGACGTGAAAAAATGAATATAAGTTATTATCATACTCCAGAAATAATATCAATTGGAAAATCGCGTAAAAATGCGTGTGAATTAGCAAAACATGATATAATTGTGTTTATGGATGATGATGATTACTATTTTCCAAATAGTATATCTAAACGCATTAATAGTCTAATACATGGTAAAGAATTTGTTGGTGTTAGATATTTAGCGAGTATGTGTATTACTAATGTAATATCATATATGAATGCGCCGAGTTTATATACATCATTGGAAAAATGTATTTCTCCAGCATCTTTATGTTTTTACAAATCAATATTGAATGAAAAATGTACATTTGACGATGAAAATATAAATGAATGTGCCTCAATTGTTAATAATATGGATTTATCTAAATTTGAAGAAATAAGTTGGGAAAATGTAATAGTATCATTGTCTCACAAAAATAATATGACAAACAGAAATATTCCAAAAACAAAACCTAATGGATGTCATTATGGATTTACCGATAAATTATTAAAATTCATTTTAGAATTAGATGATTGATTTAATGTTTATAAATTATTTTTT